ATTGTAATCTTCAATGGGATTAACATCTCTATCGAAGAACTGTTCCATAGGCATTAGTCCATCTTTCTTGGCTGTAGCAACACCAATCAGTCCTCCCAGGACTTTCGCGGCAGCCGAAGAAGATGTCAAAGTTGGGTTCTTGGAACCGTCCAAAGTACGGAGCCAAGAGAAGGTGTCGGACTGGGGCAACTGGTCCTCAAACTCATCTGTTCCGGCTGCCGCAGCGGCAGCAAATGTTGATATTTCTGATGCAGCGGAAACAATCCGTGCGGAAACTAATTCTGTCATCTCATCGACGGTCACCTGTCGTTCGTTGCCGTTTTTATCCACAGCTTTAAAGCCAACTATATTATTCAAGTCCATAATGCAAATTTTAAAATTAAAACAAATACTTCACCCATGCAAAATAATTACTGTTCTCAATATAATTCGGATCATCCTCGTTGGAATATGCCTCCCTCTCAAACGATACCGTCTTATACGCCCTGCCGGCATCCTTCAACCGTACCGCCCTGACCAGCCACTCCACACCATACCAGAGATAGAATGCCAGCCCGGCCAGTACCAGCCACCAGGCGGAAAGGTCAAAACACAACAGCAAGATCCAGATAACTGTACCGATGGCAACTGCCATCTCAACCCATTGACGGGCGTGGGTACACTCATGGTTTCTCACTTTCTGAGTGATTTTCTCTTCCGGTCGCTTGCTTAAAACAAACGGACCGATTGTTATCGTATGGCAAGAACTGAACGCAAGCAGCACCTTTGCCAGAAGGTTGTTACAATATACCTTTTTCATGTTGTTCCTCCTTTTTATCTAAATAATCATTCAAAGAATCAGCCAGCAGACCGGGCAGCATGGAGGTGGAGCGTCTTATGATATCCACCTCTTCTTCGTCAATCTCGACACCTTCAGCAGTAGATTTGAATATCTTCTCAGCAAGGAGATGCGCCTTCAAACCCGCTACGTTCTTGTATATCCAGTCACCGTAGGCCTCAGTGATGTTGTTGGCTATCAGTTTTTCTTTCTTAATCCCGTCGTAAATAGGAAATTGTGCAAAATTTATTCTCATACTTTAATATTTTAAATGTTATAAATCCACCCAGGTACTTCCTCTATTCGTTGACTTGCGAATTCCGTTTCGCCCGACTGAAAAAATATAACTTCCACATCTTACATACAGAGCATCATTCGCTGTTGAAACATCCCCGGTTGATGATACAGTTATACTTCCACTTCTAATTACTGTATCCAAAATACCTTGGTATAAATGTCCGTCTATTGACTGGAACCGTTCGTATTTCATTTCAAATTTGTCGTATTGCAGCAACAAATTATCAACATTTACAGCCGACATATTAGTGCTGCCGATAAAATTATTACCGATATTGAATCCGCCAATTGTCCCCTTTGTCGCTATGATAGTCCCGGTGATATTCGCTTTCTGACAAAGAATCTCTCCGGTCTTTGTGTCCATCCTCAGATTAGGCTGGCCGTTAGTGCTGTCCTGTGACTGCATGATACCGTAAGGTGCCCCGTCCGATGTGTATCCGTTCAACTTGAACATAAATCCGGCTATGTTCGCCTTATCAGCAAGGAATATGTCGGTTACCAGACTTTTGTATTTCTGCATGGCTTCCCAGTTGGAATCTCCGTTAGCGGATGTAGGAGCCGCTGATACAGAACTTCCATAGTTGCGCACAAGAAAATTGTAATAAACTTCACCTATTTTGTGAATGATCTTGTCACGCTGTTTTGCATTCCATACGTATGTCTGTCCGGAAGCCCATACACCTCTGTCATAAGGGAACGCACCCGTAGCTCCTGTTGCTCCTATGGAACCATCATTTGCAACACCCACACCCTTCTCGGCCACATAATTGTCATTCCAAGCAGCAGCATCGGAAGCTGATTTATAAGCCCGGACGGCAAACTGGGTGTATCCGGCTGTCGCAGGTACGGATATCTGGCTGTTCAGTGTCGCACCTACATGAGCCAGCCAGCTTCCGTTGTATTTGCGTGCAGCCAGATAAAGCGTGCTGCACGTGCTTACATTGCCTGCCACATTCTGTTTGCAAGTGACAAGGAATCCAGACGGGGATGGCGTGCCTGTTGAAGTGAAGTTGATCACGCTGACAGGACTGTCCAGCCAGTAGGATGCCGACGGTCCGACGGGAGCAACCATCTCCTGCCAGTCCGCATGTACCGTCCGGTTCGCAGATCTGCCGGCGAGGATGTATCCGCCGTCTCTTTTCCTGCGGAGTCTGCCGTTTCTGAACTTGGCGATTTTAATCGGAGGGTTGGAGGTTTCAACCTTGCTTAAGTAAGATCCTCCGGCAAACGATACTGTACTGTTCTTGGCATACGGAGTATTGGCGGATTCCCAATGACCGGCTGCTGTGATGCTCTCACCATCCTTTCCGTCACTGCCGTCCACAACCATCGGGACAGTCTCGACATCAACCGCCTGACCGTTCACGTAGAACACGAACTTCAAGCTACTGGTAAAATTACCGGAAGCCACCCCGACACCATCACCGATGGGAACCTCGGCCGCACCGTCACGACTGTACTTCAACTCCCCGTCCGTTGTGGCCGTAGTGACCGCACCGACTGTCTTCATACGCCGGCAGGATACCGAAGCTACACTGTAACCGCCGTTCTTGTTCTTGCTGACCATCGTGGCCGAAGTGACAAGGCTATAAATTACCGCATCGGAACCGTCCGCCCCGCCACGGACACCGGTTATCTTGAAAGTCAGTTCACGGGTATAGAGCTGCCCGTTCTTCATTGCAGCCAGTGTGATGGTGACCGTATTCTGTTCCGGAACCGGCTTTCCGGCAGCGACGGATATCGCCACCGCTCCGGTGGCCTTGCTTGTGCTTGCCGTGAAACCGGCAGGCGTGCTGACTGTTAAAGTCTCAAGGGTGAGTTTCTCGGTACCGTACCACATGGATACATGGGTAGTCCATGACTGTGCGGAAGTAGTAACACCGGTACTGGTAAGAGCGACGCTCACCATCTCATTGTCAAGGTCGGCCATGATATTCGACTCCCCGTCCTTACTCCAACGGTGCACAGGGGCCGGAGTGCTCCATTCACTCCATACTCCATCACGCTTCACACGTTTGCACGCCCATTCCACCTGATGGTCTGCATCCACGCCAAGAAAATCATCTGTCCAGCCTTCCGGTATATAATCATCCTGCTGCTTCGAATCCGGCTTGTCAGGGGTAAGGCCGATGATGTTGGTACGGGTGTAGATCCACTCGTAACCTTTGCCGTCCTTACCGTCAGTCCCGTCTTTGACCATGACCATCCACAAACCATTCCGGTATATGTAAGTACAATGGTCAGCCGTATTTCGGTAGCTGTCACCCTCCTTGGGATTGGACGGATGGGATGCGAACTCACCCAAGAAGGTGATACTCTCACCTTTAAGTTCACGACCGTCCAGCAGCATCTCCCAGTCTTCATGCACGGTCCAGTCGGCTGATTTCCCGGCAAGGATATAACCGCCATCCTTTTTCTTTCGATAATTGCCGTTCCTGAACCTTGCAATTTTAATCGGAGGATTGGATGTTTTCACCTTGGAGATAAAAACACAGCCCGCCAAAGTGACCATGGTATTGACCTCGTATGGGGTCTTAGAGGATTCCCAATGACCGCCACCTATTACAGACAGTCCCGGATCACCCTTGTCACCTTTGGCGGCTGATACAAGCCAGTCCGGATTGTTTTCGGATGGCTCGGAAGTAGTGCCCTTGTCATTGACGCACAACCATGTGGAACCGTTATGGGGCACACGGGAATAATACGCATACTTCCTGCCCGGCTCCCAGCTAGGGAAGTCGATAGGAACGCGGACTGTGCTACCGGTAATTTCATCAATTTGAAAAATCAATCCCGTCATGATGATATCCTGCAATACTGCCGAGAACCTGTCGCAGTTGATCCCGTTGATGGTCATACCCTTCTTCTTGCCGAACCAGCTCTTCATCTGTGCCGGCTCCGGGTCCCAGGTGTTGGCATTGTCAACAAGGGTGATGCAGCAGTTACCGTCACGCACGTCTATGATGATATAAGTCTGACGCTCCTTGTCGGTGAAGTTCCCCGTCTGTCCGAGACGCATCTCGTTATGGGGAACGAACTCATATCCGGGACGCGGAACCATCACGAATGTCTTCTCGTCGTAATCTGCGGAAGTGATACGGTACTGTATTTTCCGGAAACCAATAAAGTCACCGGTAGTGACGCTTTTGTCATGCCAGAAGCCTAGGAGGATATCGTCCGGCTTCTGTCCCAGCGGTACACCATCCTCCAGATCAGGGATGACAGTATAGCTGCCGTCACTATTGGCGACAAAGCTTTTTATCTTCAGCCCTCCGCCGGGACTTATAGTATTATATCCTTCAAAATAGGTCTGACGGTTGAAACGAAGTTCTGGTACACTCAGAGAGCTGCGCAGGACCAAAGCCTCCAGCTCGGCACGGGCGTCCTCACCGATGTAACCGCCCTGAACACCGGTAACGAAATCACCGAACTTGGCATATTTCTTAATGACAGTTCCGCCCAATAATGATAAAAGAAAATTTGTAGAATCCTCCTTGTCTTTGCGCAAAAAGTATTTGGTGAACTTTTCTAAATCGGAATTATCCATGTTTTCTAGAATCCCGATAAATATGCGCCCAATCCTTTCAGCTGTATTCTCTCCTTCTGTAGATGCGTTTCTTACTTGAAGAGCCAGTTTCTTTAATATGTCAACAGAATCGCTCATTCTCCTATTACACGAAAAACAGTTCTATTAGATTTTAATTTCCCTTCACCGTTATAAAGTGGCATACCGCATTCTTTTAGGTAAAGCACGCATTCTTTCAGGTAGCGGTCAGCTATACTACATGCATCGCTATACACCATCATCTTTTCCTTGAATACTGTATGACTGCTATATTCACCTTCCTTGTTCACGAAGCCGAAACGGGATACATTTCCATCTCCATTTTTGACAATACAGGCATAGGTATAATAAGCCAAAGCTACGCGAAGTCCAGTGATGATTATCTTCTTTTTACATTTAGTTTCATAAGTACCTCCGTCAAGCAGTAGCTGGTATTTTTCAGGATTTTTTTTCACGTCAAGGAACAGTTCGTCTCCCAACGCTGATTTGATGTAGATATTCTCCGACTCACGGATGTAGGTTTCTATCTTGTCAGGATCGAGATGTACAGACATTCCGCGAGACAAAGCCGATACCTCATCTGTTGTTATTAGATACTGCTGCATTTCGTACATACTTTAATGGTTCCACACTATAATCATTAGAGGGGTTGACTACTTCATACCAATAGCTGAATATACGGCTAAAGGTACGCTCTATTAAGCGTTGTTGCTTGCTTACGATAGAATTGTAATACTCGAAAGCATCTTCCAAAATATCGCCTGAGAATCCGACTTTACCAATACGGATGCAATACCATGGCTCTTGGCCATAAGCTGAATAAATACGTTCAACCACACTTGCGTCAGTAACGGTAAATTCTTTGTCGTAATTTTGTGAGTTCAGATTTATTATTTCAGGTTTTTCCTCATCGCTTTCTAAAGTAACTTCCATAATCTTTCCTGCATTCGTATCACCTTGCAACTGGATGAGTGTATTTGAGAAACTGTCGTCATCGTCTGTATCTTTCACTTCGTTGCCTTCTTCGTCAAAGGTTATGTTCGATCCCTTTTTGGTGAATACCATAGCGCCAGGGAAGAAATTATTTCGTACATTTCTGTACTTGACATTGGACAGCCCTTCATCGGTACTCATTTCTGTAGCCACCCGGTCACCTTTCCCGACAGGATAAGTATTTTTCCCGGCCATTGACACCCATAGGATTTGACCTTTGTAGTATTCAATGCCTCCGGCTGCTTCTATTTGAGCCAGTATAACATCTTTTTGAGGGTTAAAAACATCTATATAGTCGATGTTTTCTTTCTTGACCTGCAGAGCTTTCCCTTTACGTGTCTTCTTTCCGCTCCAGTCTGGATGTACTGCTATTTTTGCCACATAACCGTTTTCATCTTCTTCTGTCAGACGGCAATTTTCAAATGGTACGTGCTGCATCTCCACTATCTCACAGAAAACATTGTAGTTAACATGGATTGCTATTCCATTGAGTTCGGACATGTCTTTACATAGTAACATGTGCACATCATCCAATGTGTCACCTTTTCGATTGACTACATATTTGGAAAAAGCAACCTCACGGAATCCGTTTCCTTCAATGAAGTCAGCGAAACGGTCTGAGCATTCAGATGCAGTAGAGCTTGCAGCAATGATATTCTTTAATGTCTGCGGATATAGGTTGTCCTGTCCGTAGGCTTGAATTCCTAGATTTTGTAAATAGCTTGTATCAATGCGGTTACTGCTTTTCTTTTTTAGATCTCTTACTCTCATATTCGCGAGGTTTACGTTCGTCCTTTATTTCTTTTATTCAACTTTATCTTCGCCTTCTCCATTCATTGCGTTCACAATTTCAATGGCCTTGCTTAGATGCAGATTCAGAACTTTTTTACTGATTTTCTTGCCGTTGATTTGGAAATCTTTCAATGTGTCAGCCACGGATTCTTCAGAAACTCCGTCTTGTAATGATTCTACCATTGAATCAAGCAGGCTTTGATTGTATCCACATTTGTTAACACGTTCTTTCCAGTCCGTAGGTACATGGGCGAAATAAATTTCACCTTTCGGATTTTTGGCAAGGTACTTTTCAGCAACTTCATCAGTGAGGTTGTCATTAGTGTACATTTTATTGCTTCCGAACTCCGGTTGAAGCAGGACACCATTCTTTAATATATAATTACATTTTTCTTTCATACGGTTATTCTTTTTGATGTAAACAGTCATTTCGATTACAGCATCGCGATAGCAGTCGTTACACGATGTCTTGGTGAATTCTTTTCCTAATACTTCCTTGTACAATCTTTCTATCTCCGATTTATCAGAAGAGGAGTAGGAGGGAAGATCTCCTAGCTCCTTTAATTTATCAACCACTTCTTCTAACTCCATAATCATTCAGCTGGTTTTGTCAGTGTTTCAACAAGCGTTTTTGTCGCATCGTAAGATGTTTTGTACAAGAATAATGCTGATTTGGGAACCTTGGTTTCTTGCAAAGAGATATTCCATCCCCCTTCCGTTTCTTCGGAATACTTGTCATTGCCGATCTCTGCGGCTTTCAAACCTTGGTAGTAACCGTAAACCTGGAAAGCTGAATCTCCCGGATTTTCGGTTTTATTTAACCCTTTGGCTTTATTTTCCAATACAACGACAAAATCACCGTTAGCAAGCCCGTCAATAATGTCATTGCATACATCGGGGTCATTTGCTAATACAACCATGTTCACTATGTTAGTAAACGTGTTACGATAGGTTCCTGTTGCCAAGGTTGTATTGGTACCAGTAAAGGGGGTTGCACCGAATACCTGTACCTTGTAACCTTTTTTACCTGTTTTCAGTGCAAGAGTTTCGATCACATTCTTACGGGTTGCGTTGAATGTAACCGCACCTAAATCCACGTCTGCGCGATTCATTATCACACCTTCCTGTTCCAGCCCGGGAACGATAGGATCATCGCACGATGGTGCGATGTCCTTTTTGATTGTTATATCACATATTGCCATATTTGCTCTTTTTCGTTAGTATGCTACCTGTACCAACTCATCTTCGCCAATCATGGAGCCTAATTTTCCTGTTGAATAAATGTAGTTCTTGCGGGCTTTCTTATCAAACCAGATATCCAAGTCCGACATCGGTTCGGTGCCCTCACATCCATACATCAAGTTCTCAGGAGAACATAAAACAGCACGATGCGGTAAGTTAAGTTTGGTTTTGTTGTTCTGATAGGCTTGAATAAATCTATCCCAAATGGAACATTTAACGATGGTTGTTCCATCGTATTTGCTGACCTCTACACCGTCAAATACAACTTCCCAAGGCATGATTACCTTGTACTTTTCTTTCATATCGTGAGTCAGAGCATCACACATTGACTTGGTGGCGAAAATTGCGCATCCGTCTTTTTGGAAAATCCGGCTGTCGGCATCTTGCAACATCGCATCGAATATTGATGTGGCAATGCCTGTTTCTTTCATCTTTGATTTTTGTAATGCATATGATTCTTCTGCGTTGGCTGCAATTTCAGTGTGCTGTTCGGTATTGTTGGTACAGATGGCAAACAGACGTTTGAAAAAACCGTCACATGTTTTAAATAGTTCGATGTTTACTCCGTCAGTGATTTGACCACCTCCAGTGACAGACGCTGCTGATTTATCTCCAAACCATGTAAAACGCCACATCATTTTCATCATAGCTTCAGACAGCTTCGGCAGTACAATACCGTCCATATATTCGGTCGATGTCAGGTCTCCTATATTTGTTCCCGTTTTAAGGCAGTACTTGGCAATGGTGTTTTCCAAGTCTGTATAGCACATTTCCAAAGGAATTTGCCAATCCCCGATTTCCCATTCCTTTTGGGCGGCAGCGATAGCCACTTTTTTATATTCAGGGTCGCATCCGGAGCCGGCTACTCCGATATCTTCCATTTCACCGATAAAACCTGCTTTTTTACCGTTAGTCACATTGGGCATAAACGTCATAAAACGCTCCATGTCCTCGTTTTGAAAGACTGTTAACTGAATAAGGTCTTTCAAGTCTTTTACAGCCTGATTATCAGGTGTAAGTTTGTCAAAATCTAAAATAGGCATTTCCCCTCCTTTTATTACTTGTTGTTTCTTTTTTCTCTTTCTTCACGAAGTTTTCTCTGAATAGGCGTTTCATTTTCTTCTACTCCTTTTATACCCTTGTTGAACGTTTGGGTACGAGCTGACACTTTATAAGTACTACAATGTTTTGCCAGCCAGTTTTCGCCCCCGGCCATACGGACTGCGTTCAGAATCTTGTTGTCCTCAATGGTACGGGCATTCGTCTTTAGAGAAGCATTCTCAGTTTCCAACTCTTCTATACGGGCTTTTAAAGCTTTCACTTCATCCTCTTCCAATTCATCAGGATCTTTAATTTCTGTAATAACGCCATCTGTCACAATGATAGTCTTTCCGTCAGGCATGACATGTTCGCCATCGGGACTTGCTGTATCTCCTACTTGGGGTTCACCTTCATCTCTTTCCACGGTAAGCGTGTTACCTTCGGCATTTGTCAATTCCATAGATACGACCTGTACGTCTTCAATTTTTTGATAGCCGCATTTGGCCAGCAGCCTGTCTATGATAGTCTGCTTCACTGTTACTTCTTTTTCTTTGTTCATTTTTTTGTTATTAAATGTGTAAGTTCTCCCTTTGGCAGTTGTAGGCATAAGAACGGTCGTGATAAAACCTAATTGTTTGGCTGTTTCACCACCAAACCAACCGGCTTTATTCATTTGGGCTTCGATAACTGAGGCTTCCGATCCTGTGCGTTCTACATACAAAGCTAGCATCTTGTTTTTTTCACTCTCCAAGTTTGATTTTATTGATTCTAGGGTTTCAAGATCAAGGTCTCCATCGTATGAAGCCATATAAGGCTTGTGAATAAGAAACTTTGCATGTGGATAAGCAAAACGTCTTTCTTTTGCAGCGGCCAATAATATCACGGTTGCCATGGATGCACATCGTCCTACTGCAGTACAGCTGATTTGCTTTCCTGAAGCACGTAAGGCGTCATAAATGGCATACCCTTCAACGGCATCACCACCGCATGAATGTATCTCAATATCAATAACGTGGTCATTCGGATCTATCCAAGATAGGAAATTTTGAATATCGGGAAAAGACAATCCATCTTCACCAGTTAGATACCAATTTTCCATTTTGTCTTTATCCGCAACAATATCTTTGTTGATGTATAATTTCGCCATATATAATCTATTTTGAAGCAAAGGTAAAAAACGGTATATGGCTATAAGAATTTCAGAACATAATAGCACTGACACGCTTTGTCAGTAAAAAAATAAGGGGAAGAATAATCTTCCCCCTTATTGAATTGAAACGTCAACGGACAACCTGTCAATGACTCTATAGATGGTCCTTTCTGAAATGCTGTATTCATCTGCCAGGTACTGCATGATATATGCCTTTTTATGACCTTCAGCCGTAAGACGGGTGTAGTCTTTATACATTTCTAGGTATTTAATATCTGATGCATCTAATGACATTTCAGACATTATCCTAAGAGTGTTCCTGTTTATATATAATAGTTCGTATGCTTTCATAAACTACCGCTTTCTTCTATGTATTTAATTCTATTCGCAACTGAAGTAAACTCTTCTACAGAAACGACAGGGGCAGGAGCCATCATCATTCCTTTGGCGACTGCTCTGGCCAGCATATCTTCGCCTAAAGTTTGATTATTCGTTGCTGTTACATTAATAGGTACACCTCCACCCATCATATTGAAGGATGATAGGATAGGGGCGAACATGGACGTAGCTTTGGCAGTTATAACGGATTCTCCATTCGACAATTGTGCCGGAATACTGTCGCTCGTTCCTGTCCCCGGTCCTGTAACCAAACCACCTTCTGCAAATTTAGCACTTTTTACTATCTTAACAGCATTTGCAATGTTAGAAAGGATTGTTGCAATACCTGATGCCATTGTAGCTATACCAATAATACCTTTCCCTGATTCAGCGGATACCATTTTTGCGATCGCCTTACCTGAATTGATGGCGATCTCTGCCAAAGCCAACATTTTGCTTGCCATAGCAAATCCTCTGTCAGACTCCCCAATTTGTTCTGTGAGAGCTACAAGGCCATTTGTCACCTGTTCCATTGCTTCATATTTAGTTTGTTCTATTTCAATCTCCTTATCGCTCAGTTCTTTTTTGGATTCCAGATAAGCATTCTGTGCTTCCAGCTTGCGAAGATTGAATGCTTCTATACTTTCACCTTCCATTTGCTGCAGACTATCGAGCTCGGCTTTCTTTTGTTCCATCCTTATACGAAGAATTTCCTCTTCGTTATCATATGCTTGTGCGATTTCCGTTTCAAAGCGTATGCGCATGGCTTCCTGTTGCTTGTTGATAATATCCTGCTCATGAACTGTTGCCAGTTCGTCTATCTTGGTATTGTACTTTGCTTTAATGGCCAGTTTCATTTCTTCGGTTTGTTCTGTGCTGGTAAGTTCCGCCTCTTGTTGTGCTTGTAATTGTTGTATCTTTAACTGATACTCCTGCTCGCTGCCTTCCTTGACCGATTCCAATTGCAGGGATATCATTTTTAAACGGTTCTCCAGTTCTTTTTTCAGCTCCTCATCGGACAACTTGCTAAGCTCCATAGATTTTTGTTGCAGCAAAGCCTTTATTTTGGCGTTGATGGCTTCACGAGCCTTAGCGGTAAGGTTCTCTTCTTGCTTTAAACTGATTTGCAAATCCTCAATCTGCCGGGAATAGTTCAATTCAATCTCTTTCCGTGCTTGTTCTCTCTTGTCTTTCACTAAGGCAAGCATAGCATCTTCTGCTGCCCTTACTGCTTCCAGTTCTGTTTGCTTTGCTTCCTTTGCTTTGTCTGCACCTTCCTGGCGGATAGAGTTTAGGGTGTTTTGCTGCTCTGTCTGACGGCCGTAACTATCTTCCATTAGCTCCTGAAGTTCGTTGAATTGGTCACGGAACACTTTAAGGTCTTCTATCGTACTATCTGATAATCCAAGTTTTCCTATTACTTCATCGGCTGTAATATCACCAGCTTTAATCTGCTCCATCAACTTGCGTACTTCATTGTTCATCTCGGTAAATCCAAGGGTGTTAGCCAGTCTTGCTTCTGCTAGTTCTGTCTGTACGGCAAGGTCCTTCTTCTCAATTTCCGCAGCTTTTTCCGCAGCTTTAATACGTTCCTGTGTGGATAGGGTTTGGTCATCTGCAGCTTTTTTCAGCTTCTCAATTTCAGCTCGGTTAGAGGCACGTGACATGGACAGCATGACTTCCCTCTTGTCTATCTCATTCAAGACTTCTGCCAGCTTCCACGCTTGTTTGGTTTCATTGACTATTTCATCACCGATACCAGCGAATATGGATTTGGCATCATTCCCCGCCTGTTTGAAGTTCCCGGTAAACAGATTCACTAAAGCACTTCCCAACTTGCCTGCCCGGTCTATTAAGACATTTACAGTGGCACCCAGAGCCCCCATTATTTTATTGGCTGCTTCCACGCCCTTCTGTGTTTTGGTGAACCATGATACCAAAGATCCTAAAGCTACAATTAATACTCCAATACCAGTTCCAAGTAGAGCAACTTTCAACAGTTTCAAAACTTTAATCCAGCCGGTTGTGGTGGTCGAAACAGTAAGCATTTCTGTTTTTACTCCAGACAAATAATTTCTTACTCCACCCAAGGAGGTCACCATTACATTTATCTGCTGCACGAACGGGATATTGGCATTGGCGGCTTCCATTATAGCTTCCTTGTAATTGCCAACATTTCGGTAATACCGCTGTGTCTCTTCTTCAGCGCCCTTTAGAGCATCAGTAACCTCATTAATCTTATTTTTCAATTCTGTGCCGCTAGCACCTTTACGTTCCGCTTCGGATAAAGCATCGTATTCAGCCGTTAGGTTTGACAGTTTGGCACGGAGAGAAACAAGGCTGTTTTCTTGTGCCTTCTCCTGCTTGAGCTGATTTTGCATTGTTTTCGTTATAACACGTATCGAATCATTACAGTCGTTGATATAGGCTTTAGATGCCGCCATTTCTTCATTGTACTGCTGCCTTTTTATGTCTCCAGCCTTTAACTGTTCCTTCAGTTTCGCCTCTGCTTCTTTGGCTTTGTCGATTTTTGTCTGATACTCGGCTATAGCTTTGATAGCCTCATTATAATTCACTTTGATATCAAGTATCTTTTCTACTTTGTCTGCCATAATTAATCCAATTGAAAAAGTTTACATTCGCAAATACCTGTTTTCTCTGCTTTTATTGATATGACTGCGTAATATTTTCCATATTGGGCCAGATAAACAGGTACAGACATATCCAAGTTTCGTAATTCATGATCTCTGATTTCTACCAGCTCGGTAATAATCTTAGGTTCTCTGATATATTTCTGATAAGATTTGTAGTTGTTTTCAATAATAGTGTTCCAGTCCAGACCGTCAAAAGTTGCTGTATTGTCGTTCTTTAGGACCAGTAGTCTGGGATCTGTACTTTCGTTATATTGTAAAGCTCCGTCAGATGTATAGGAATATATCGGGATAGTTGCGATTCCACCTTTCATTTCAGACGCTGCGAAAGGCAATGTCAGCGTTTCCTGTTCATATTCCAAAGTCTTATCGTCAACGTATATGATTCCATTGTATTTGTTTTTGTCGTCATTTTTCCATTTGTATACATTCCTTTGAGAGAATCCGTCAATTTTGAAAGATATATTTTTAGGACGGTTTGCACTATATGAGGCGATAACTCTTTTGGTCCAGTTCAGAGCTTTGGTCTTATTTTCTATGATGGTATCAATAGGAACGAAGCTTACGATATTTCCATTGCCGGGAATGGCAAAAGTTCCACAAATAGATGCTATAGCTTTGATAAAGTCTATCTGTTTTATATCAGGTAGGTTTGGAACATAATAGAATCGGGAGTTTGCTTCATCAGTGTCTTTCAAATAGACAGTATCTCGCATCGTTATTTTGACATAGCTTCCTTCTTCTATTGTATAATTCCCCAATTCTGCATAAGGATCGTACAGTATAGCGCTGAGTTCCTCTGTATCTCCTGGATTAAACTCCCCATCTATAGCGAAAGAATACCTGTATTGATTTTCTTGTAATAAGGATATACTCGGATTACACCTGAATTTCAACTTGCTGGTTATGGATTCTTTGTTCCGTATATCGAAAGAAACACCATATTCACCTGAACTTTGCGGTTCCTGGCTAGTATTGACTATTATATTGATAGTTCCAATAATTCTAAGGGGTACGTTCTCTTTCTGCGGCTTGAATCCGATTACTTTGCCTGACGAATCTTTTGTTATAGCCACATAATAGTCAGATCCACTTTCCACAAATTGGAATATTTTGAGAATCCATCCTCCTGGAATATTATATGGAGATATTCCGTCATTTGTTAAAGTTGTAGTGCGAGCTTCGATTTCTTTTGGTGCGCTATTTCTTGAAAGCAATGGAATAACTAAAGTTTTCAACAGTTCGTAGTGTTGTTCTTGGAATTTAAAGGTGATATCGGCATCAGCTTCTATTTTGTTCAAAACCCACATAGCTGTAACCACAGGGTGATACCAGGCAGCCGGCTCATCATTTTTAAAGCCATAATCAATTTTAGGTATTCGGGGCGAATTGTCTCCTTTCTTCCAAATGATGTAATCTTCGTTTTCTGTCCTGCCGTACGATAAATCCTGCAATGTCTTGTTGTCATTTACAATTTCTGCAAATTTAGAAACATTGCCCCATGTCATGGCTATATCTATGGTTTCGGATATTTCTATAAGAATGACGCTGGCGTCCGGTATGATTTCAATCCCATTGCGCAAATAGCGTCCTTTGTGGTTGATACGAGCATATTGTGCTGAATGGGATGGGAGATGCGCATAATTAATCACATGACAGTTGTTGACTGTCAAAGGTAGCTTGATGGAGTATGTGTTGTTGCTTGTGATCTTGCTTACATCGCTAAAAATATTACTTCTAAAATTCAATGTGATATTGGTACTTTCATTAATATCCATTGCTTTGTTATCTATGAATAGTAGTTGTTCTGTCATAAGCTCTGCACGTTAGTTTCAGGTAATATAATGTTCGCTTCAAAGTCTTGCAGTGATACCCGCTGTTTGACGAAATTTCCCACAGACACATTTACGGCCATCCATCTGGCGTTACCGTTATCATCATAGCCCATGAACATATCAACAACAGGAGATGTGGCCATTTGGTAAAGGAAGTCATAAGTTATGCTGTCTATTAATGGAGCGCATACGGGAAGTGTCGTTTCTTCCATTTTCCTTTGCTTTCGTCCGCTACCTCCATGGTATCCGTTCTTGTAACTGTAATCCTGCATATTGTTTCTGATGAACTCTCCGTCATTGGATACCTGCGAAGTCTCGTCTCCTTGCATGAATAGCCAGTAACACCACATTCCATGGCGGTTGATCCATCTCAAGTATATTCCACAGTCTGAATTGTCAACCTTACAAGTGATCTTTGTGGCCATATTGAGCAGCCCTCGGAAGGTGAAATCAAAGGTGTGGTCAAAAACAGATGCTGCCGTATTACTTCCAGGTAGATAAAATTCCACCCTGTCTGAAGCATCTATTCCAGCAAGAATGATATTCCATGCATTCTGTCCTGATAATGCGATAGGGGAGTTTTCGGAACCATCTATAGTTACTTTTACATTCCCTGATGTTGCAGAGTATAAGCCTACAGAGAATGGGTAGTTTTTGAACCATGTCAGCACTCGGCTTCCATTATACTGCTCTCCAACCTTACTGGCTCCCCACAATATGAATACGTTGAACTGGAAGCTGTTTTCAAGTGTTCCTGATTCGTTATACATATCAAGCTCTATGCTAAACAGACGTCCTAACTTACTATCTTCGGCGTGAGTTGACTTGTAATCGACTTCTCTGTATTCGTCAAAATAGCTCTGCGTATAGAATGATAGGTCAAAGAAGCAGGAACCACCGAACGTCGCTCTGTTCTCTCTGTCTGATGTGGCTGTGGTGGTGTCCGTTACCGTTGCAGTAACAGATTGATAGTTTCCGCCAAGGATATTTATTATCACAGGATTAAAGCAGAATCCTATTTGGTCAGGATATTCAATTGTTGTATTATCTATCGTATGTGTTCTCATTGTCGAAATTCAGATTTATATGTTCAACTTCTGTTTCATATATAGCCGATACCCTGCTAGCTATATTGTCCACGGTATTTTCTAGATCACGGGAATAGATTTCCTCATGTTTTCTGTTTCGGTATAGTTCCGTTCCTTCCTTGGCTATCTTTCTAGCGACAAGGTAGGCGAAGGAATCGGGCTTCTTTACTTGTATACCCTTATCTTCCACCCATTGGCGGATAATCTTGTAAAATCCTTTCGGAACGTTCCCTGGTCCACGTCCGGTTTCTAGTACAGTGAATGCCTGCCTGCCCCACAAAACGCCTCCGTCCTCCGACATTTCTACTTTCAGACTGCCCTTTGTCCTTCCACTGGCTACTTGTCCGGCTGCTTCATGGTTGGCTATAATTTGCTTGCGTAACGCTTCCAGCTCTTCACCTATTATTCTTAGGGTTCCGGCTTTAGTTTCTGCTGCCATATACAATCTCTTTCACGCTCTTGTTGCAAATAACAGTACCCATTATCTCTTCTAACTTAAGTTGGATAACTATTCCGGTTACATTAACATCCAGCTTGTCATAGAAAACAGAATAAGGGATATCTCCTGATATTTCTTTGAACATCCCACTCCTGTTCAATAGCAATATGAATTCTTTGGCTTTATTCTTGCATCCTTCTATCACTGCATCATTTTCTGTGCCATCAAAATCGAACTTGGTTTTATCCATGAATGCCATCATACAGTTAGGGCAGTCTCTTAACTGCTGTCTACCTAGATTAAAAGTTCCGCTTACAGGAAGGAGATTAAGCACTGCCGGCAATTTAATCTTGTCCAGTCTTATATTGGCTGTTTGCCAGTTGTCAAAAAGGTAACTTACACCCTCCATGGAGTCTACTATCTTTTTAATTTTTTGCTCTACCGTCATTTCTTCTTACTTAATATGTTTCTTAATCTACGTTCGAATCTTACTCTTTTGGCGTCCATGTCAAGACATTTATATACTCTGACCCATGGCACGCTGTCTACTTCTGCATGATCAGTGATACCCATGCGCTGCGCATAGTAATCAATCATGCCGAAAGGTCCAAAATTTAGCAATTCGGATCCTGCTTGCTTCTCTTCGGGTGTGGGTGGTACATTAGTCGACGCGAATAGTTTATTTATTCGTTCAACTTCTTTGGCCACCCATTGTACGAATCCCAGTACATCGCTAGCTGGAAGTTGGGATATATAACGTTTACTCAGCCCCATCAGTACAGTACAGGGAACGAACAAGATATCGTGTTCTGTTTCGATGGATTGCAGTTGCATCAGTTCTCCCATATTTATGTCGTTTAGGGTATCTGGTGTTTTATACTGCCCTAGTTGATAAGGTTTTCTCAGTTCATCCAACTTGGTTCTAATGACCTCGGGTTCGGTGGCAATGCTGCTTATTGTCAAAAATTCTTTTACTGTCATATCTTTCCTATTTTTGCTTTTGGTCGTTTGGGTGTTGGTTTGATGCGGAATATCATTGCCATTATCAGCATATCAAGGTAATCTGTGGAATGACCTAATATTTCTTTCATTTTTTCTTTGCTGATTATTCCTTTCTTCCGTGTGTCTGCATCAATATGTGCTTGTTTGAGAACTGACAATTCTTCAATGATCCGTTCTCGCTGTGCTTCCGTGCATACGATACGAAGCAATCGATTGTTAATCATCTCAGCCAGTTTGAAGGCACACTCTGATTTCAAATTGTCAAATTCAGGATTAATAGGTCGTGCTCCTCCATGAAACTCCTTGATACCGTTCAGATAGCTTTCAAGATAGTTCCCCAATCCGTCAGAGTCCGCAATCATCTTACTACGAGGAATTGAGCATTCTATCATCATCCGCTTCAGGTCTGTTTCAATGGATTTTCCAGTACTGTATTCCTGATCCAGTTTGATAAAACACACATTCCCTTTCCAATGACCGGCGATAAATCTGTCTCGTCCCTTCATTGCAAGGTCTGCAGAACCGGTAGATTCACCTGCAGGAGCAATGAACTCATTCGTGAACAAGTCACAGATAGCGTCGTAGTTACACAGGGCAGTCGGGTCATTATCATACTCCCAATTGCCGAAATATAGGCGTTCCTTTGTTACCCGGTCTTTTGTGTTTCGAAGACTTTCGATGTAGTCTTCTGTTGCCCAAGGATTATCCTGCACCAAAGCTTGGATAAATGCATAAGGAGCTTGTAATTTGTCTTCTTTCCAGGGCTTGTAGAATTCACGGTATAGCCAGTTTTTCTTCGGGTTACAGGTGATAAGTATCTTTCCGGGTACATGGTATACATCGTTCATGTGGCGGCCGATACGGGTTTTCAAGACTTCGAAGGCAAGGTAGTGCACTTCACCAGCTTCCTCTATCCATCCTCCTGTATATTCCTTAGACCCCAATCGTTCATACATCGGATCTTTCACCGGATAATACGTCAAGTCAATATAAACGATTTCACTTCCGTTGTCGAAGGCTATCCCTTCATTTGTTGTCTTGTATGCCGTGAAGCTGTGAGAAGATGCTACCTTATTGAAGGTCACGGTAACGGACTCACGGCTATCCTTCAAATTATTTCGGCCAACAAACCAGCGAGTACCGGGAAGATAGTAGGCACATTGCATCAGCCATTCACAGCCTAGCCATGATTTACCACCACCTCCGGCACCACCATACAATAAAAATTTCGTTTTGCTGTCACGAAGAAGATTGTATGCCAATCGCTGTTTTAAGTTAACCTTTTGCTCCATATCACTTCAATTTGTCAGCTTCGGGAGTATAGGGAAGAAAGTCAAATCCGTTGAAGGGTTTGCCTTGTATTGTATGATCCACTTCCTGTTTGTCGGACAACCCTAGCTTTCGGGCTATAATGTTTGCATTGAAAGCGCCAACACAGGCTCCTTCAAATTGTTGAGTCTCGATGGTTTCTTCCACCCGCGCGATGACGTGCAAAAAATCTTCATCATTTTTTTTCATGCATTCACTTCTGAAGCTACTCCACCAACGTGATGAAGTACCTAGATAGATACATAATCCGGTGAGAGAGTAGGGGCGCTGTGTAGGTGAAACTTCTTGTTGTGTTTGCTGTTCATTAACAGTTTCTGTTCTTTTACCTTTTTTGCGTCTAACAGGCATGGTACGTTGTATAGCCTTTCTTGTTGTCCATGGGTTTTCATCACACCATTGGAAATATTCGCACGCCGCCTCCCATAACGCTTCAGGCGTGGCGAAGAGTTTATCCCTGCCATGCTTGCTGCGTAACATCCAAAACTGATTTCCTTTAGGTGCTGCCATTGTTTATAGTGTTTTAAAGATTGGTATAATTTCTTTGTCCAGATCCCATTTGCGATTATTGGGAAGAGGAAGTGTGAATTCATATTGCAATGCTTTCAGATAATCACTCTTACTTGCGCTCCTTCCGTTGGTTGATGCTACTTGAAATGACGAACCTCTTAACTCTTTTTCTGGGCTTATCTTCATTCCTTTATCGAATATGTTAAAATCCTTTCCGATGTAAGCTGTGTTTAATCTGACGATGTCAGCTGTGGAATGATAATGCTGGAAGTACCATTCACCAAAACGGAAGTTGGCTGTGAAGTTCTTTGCGTCAAGAAATACGGCTTTAGAACGATGGTCGTGTGTTTCCTTGCGTTCAGATGATTTCTGGGCGAACAGCAGCGGAATGCCAGACCAGAATATCATTCCTCCGGGCTTGCATAATGCTGATAACGAAAGTAAGACATTATTTTCATCCTCTTCTGAGTTTACAGAGTTCAACACGCTATCGCACACAACCACATCGTACAGCCCGTAGTCCGACAAGGTCTTGCATATGGAAGCACAGTCTTGCCTGATTTCCTTTTCATCAATGATGTCCGCTCCATCTTTGCGGTGGAAGAATTCAATGGCGTCAATGAGATAGCCTTTTTTCTTCAGTATGGTTGCGTAATCCTTTTGTCCGGCACCGAAATCGAGTATGCGCATATCCTTGGTGATGTATGGTATAACCTGCGTTTCATACAACGTTGAATGGCTACGCTTGCTTGGAACCCCGTTCTTTTGCCGTAGCCGTGCCTTTTGGGCAAAAGACTGTATATAGGTCTTTCGTTCCAGATGGGAATACTCGAACACTCCATATTCCTTAGAGAAGTATTTGAGCGCGATTTCTTCTTTCCCTTCTGGAAGGACATATACAAGTAGGTCCATACCTAATAGTTTTACCGTTTTGGCATATACTGTTGAGATGATCACTTTCCCGGTATGGTCACATACGGCATTTGCAAACTGGCCGTAACGGAGAATCATTTTCGTAAGGTCAACAACACGTGAGTTGTTTCCTCCTTTGGAAAGAATGGAGATATCTTTGTTGGATACAGTATAAAATCCTTCTGTTCCTTTAGGAAGACTTACATTGATTTCTGGTTGGATTTCCGACAACTCACATTCCGCATAGTTGTGAAGTTGGTTGAACCTTACTTCATCGGTGGAGTTTACACCATCAAGAATAAAGGCTGGAACATGGGTATACCCAAGCAGCTTCATTGTCTTTGTACGTTGGTGTCCTGCCATGATACGTTTATCCGATTGACGTATGATGATCGGTTTGATAATGCCTAATTCCTTGATGGATTTTTTTAAATCTTCTTGTGCTTCATTAGTGAGCAGGCGTGGGTTATATTCTGCCGGGTTCAATATTGATATGTCTATGTATTCCATCATAAGCTAAGTAGATTATTAACAAAACCAACCATTACACCGTTCTCATCCAAATATTCAGAAGCCCGTGCTTTCAGTGCTTCCAGTTCGCTTTCACTGACTGGAATCTTATACCCCTCAAATACTAAATATTTGATATGAGCTCCGGCTTCATAGTTTGCGTTCTTGAGTACATTATGACTGTCTTCTATATCTTCTGAAAAATCTGTCGGATCAGGAAAGCTGATGCCTTCCATACCCCAATTAAGCAACTCGTTACAATCCCAGTCAAACAACTTGGTTATGTCCCATTGTCCGTTGTTAACGTTATCACGTATGATTAGCTCACGTTCCCTTTCCTCGGTCAGGTTGGGAATAAGAACGGTCGGTACTTGTTGCATACCTAGCGATATACAGGCATCATACCTTTGGTTTCCGGCTATAATGATCAATTCGCCAGTACGGTCTGACAGGATGATCGGTCGGGCTTCGAAATAATCCGGATTGTTTCGGATTGACTCTTTAAGTTTGTCTAGCTGTTCATCCGAAATAGTTCTTGGATTGTTTTCCAGTTTCTTCAGTTCCTCTAGTTTTCTGTAAATAATTTCCATAATTGCTTTTTTTGCGTTACAGAAACGAAGGTACTTAATAAGGGAGCTAAGGGGAAAAATGAGGAAAACAAAGTACTGACACGGCTTGTCAATACTTTGTTATGTGTGTTATAATTCCTTTGTTGATATCAATGCCGAATTGCTGGTAAGATAAAGAATTACAGGAAAGTATTTCACTGGTAACCTGTAAAGTCTTGCATTCTTCTTTGATGAACGTTAATATGAAAAGTGGGAAAGATAGATAATGCTTTTTGCAGATTTTTGGAACGGAGTAGAAACGTGACTTTACTTGTTTTCGTTTTCATTTCCATTGTAGCTATCCTCTGATAATCACATATCTTCCGGCGGCTATTTCACTTCTATACTCGACAGAATAGCCCTTGTCTATAAATGCTCTTATGACATTATCGTGCGCCAACTCCGAAATTTGGTGTCTGTCTTTAGCGTCACTTCCAGTATTTTTTGCCCAACAATGAGGCCAGTTATTTCCCCATCCTACGCCATAATGAAAGTAAACACATTCACCTTTCTCTTTGATTTCCGAGAGGATGAAAGATGCAAGTGCGTCTTCCTCGGATTTTCTTCTATTTGATTTTGGTATTTCTATTGTCAACATACTGATTTATTTTTAGCGTCCAACCATTTGTCCCGTCTTTCTCTACACGCCTCTAAGGTAGGCGCACAGCAAGAAAACAACTCACCGCTTTCAGTACGGTAGTCATACTGGTACATTCTCACTCTTTTACCTCTCAACCTGGTGTTGTAGGTAGTGTAATTCTCTTTGCCGGGCTGGCATACGCTGCAACCGTTTACATTTATTGAGTTCATAATTCAAGTAATTGTTTCGTTTTATCCACGTCTACAAAACTCGTCCACCCTGCTTTATGCAGCTTTATAGCTGCCTCTCTGATTGTGATTTTGCCACTCTTGACACTTTCTTTCAAAGATTCTAATACATTCTTCATTCTTAATTCATTTTTACGTTCAATCTTTCTTCACTCGTATAAGCCACTACAAACCCTGTTTCATCATGCTGTATGGTGATGTACTTTTCACCCCTCTCTATAGTATAGAAGTCATAAGGGGTTACCATCTTACCCAATACTTTACCCAGTTGCTTCATCAGTGGGGCTTCAGGGCTGATAACTAAAACTAAATCTGCTTTCATAATCGTGTATATTGTGGCAGCTCGAAAGCTACCGGATTAGAACTCAACCAATATCAATCTTTCTAAAGAACCTGATGCTTTCACCCACATATGATTATGTCCGAAACCATAATCGAAAAACAGTTTAAAATAAGAGTATCTTACTATTAAAGAGTTCATACAGCCTCTTAACTCGTCTTCTGACATACAAGAAGTTATTTCATTGATAATTTGAACGAAAAGGTGTAAAACTTCTGGTTCATTATTCAATAACGGTTTTTCTATAACTGCTTTTAAAAATATATTTTCTTTCATATTCTTCTATATTGCGCAGGGCTTTCGCCCTGCTGGTTATTATGCTATCTTTAGCTCTTTAAGTCTCATATCTACCAATGATTTCAGCTTGCGAGTATCAAATAGTGGACTTCTATACCCATCTTTGATAAGCTGTATCATTTCTTTATAACCAACCTTACATACAACCTCTGTCTTCATGCTGTTATCATAAACAGCAGAATTGCAAGCGGTTATTGTGAATGCCATTGTTTTGTAACCTTTATCCTTCTTCATGATAGATGCAAACAAATACATATATACAGCATTTTTCATGCTATTCAAGGCATCTTCTTGACTGGCATTTACCTTTCTACCACCTAAAAAGTTGCCACATTCAATTTCTTGACCTTTTTTGATAATAGACAATGTACTGATGTACATTTTAATATCTGTTGCTTTCATTATCGTATATCTTTTAATTGTTATTACTTTGCTTCTGATGATGCAAATGTATGGTTTTATAACTACACTTCAAATAGAATAAAGATAAAAACGTAGCTATTTAATAAACATTAGCAAACATATAATTGTAAGGGTATACAATTACATATTTATTAATAAATCAATCTTCTTGATGCAATAAATAGTTACTTTTATTGCATTATTGATTTTATCATATTATATTTGTTCCGTTTATTATAATATACATTTGAAATGGATATAAAAAGCATCATTAAAGAAAAGGGCTACACCATTCAGGATGTAGCAAAAAAGATGGGTGTAAATAGAGTAACTCTTACTCTTACCTTACAAGGAAATCCCACCTACAAAAAGTTGAAAGAGATAGCCGATGCCATTGATTGCAATATAGTTGACTTCTTCCGAGACGAAACAAATAACTCTTCCACTTATAAAGGAGAAGATAACGAACTCACTGCCCTTATCCAGCACAAAGGAGACTTCTATAAAGCCAGTACCATAGAAGAACTGGAACAAATTGTAGAGAAAATTAGAATAGAGAAAGGAGAATAGGTATGGATTGGATAGATACAAATTCACTTATTAGTATTTGTACTTTCGCTATAGGATTAACCCAATTTTTATTTTGGAGATACATAGCCAAACAGAAATCTTATGAAACTGAAAAAGGAAAAAATCTTGCCACTAAAGAAGATATAGGAGAAATCACTAAAGAAATTGAATCTGTAAAAAATACCTTTACTATTGAAACAGAAAAATTGAAAGCTAAATTAACATTATTCACAAATGTACAATATGGAATCATTTCAGAAGAAAGAAACGCAATCATAGAATTTGTAAAAAGTTTGTATAATTTGGAAAGCTCTATATTTAAAACTCCTACGAAAATTACCGATAATAAAGCTATAGAACGAGAAATGGAGAATATGGACAATGCTCATTATGCCCTGAAATGCGCTCAAGCTCTTTTTAATCTTTACATAGAAGATGATGAACTTAAAATAGAAGCTATAAATTTAATAAAATACACTGTAAATCAAATATATATACTACAAAAAGCCTATGGGGAAATAATGATAAAAAATATAGAAATTGAGTTAAGAAGAAAAGAGGTATACGAAAATACAACAGCCAAGAGAGATATAATGAAAAAAGTTTTTCAAGAAAGACAGGAAATATATACTAACGCTCGCGAAAAAACTACAAATTTGTATTCTTCATATATAAAAGACCGCGCTATTTTTGAAAACAAATGTAGAACTCGAATATATAAATTATTAGAGCCGGAGCACTAAACTCCGGCTTTATTGCAACCATACAAATCTACTAAAATGAAAGCAAGTCACAACTAATTGATTAGCCCTTTGATCTTTAACCGATTTACGATTTCGGTATAAAGATACTCTATATCCCCGCTGAAATCCCCATAGTTCTGATAGAGAAACACGACATCAGCGCAGTTGTCGGAAATTGTACTCTTGGACTGAACCCCAAGTACCCTTGACATCTCTTCGCGTAACCCAGCTGTCATTTTCCCACCGGCAAGCGAACTTGGAGAAAACAGGTACAGGATAATGAAGATGAACTTCTTCCGCTGGGTAATACTGTCAATATTCGGTGGACATCCTCTCTCATTCAGCAACTCAACGAATATTTTGTAGATTTCATGGATAAGGCTTTTGTCTTTCAAAATTGGGGTGGTCAAGGCGTTTTCTTCTTCTGAAAGTTCTGATTTCTCAATTCTAATCTTTTTAAGGCGAATTATTTTGTTAAAATCCAGTTCCATAACACGATTATTTTAAAAGTAAATAGTATATTTGCATCATAATCGTGTAAGGAAGAGCTGATTCATGGTCGTGCGTGGGTTGGCTCTTTTTCATTTTTCCCCATTCGTGCTGACGAATGGTTTCTTTTCCAAATCATAGCAGGTGATATATACCCGTTTCCCATTGACATCACATAGAGCAAGGGCATATCCTTTCTCTAGTATTTTAACCGGCTGATTGTCGCAATAGACAGTACTTCCAACCGGAACTCTTATAAAATGACGTACTATCATTTGATTATCTTTAGCTTGTTATACCAGCGTGAAGAAAAAGGGAACCACCCGATTAAGAATGATTCCCCGAAAATGGTTACTTTATATAGTTTGCTCATGGATTTTTCTTTTTAAGTATTTCAACACATTCCTTTATCCCATCATCGAAACCCTGTTTATAGCCTTTAGTATATTCCCCTATAGTATATACCGCCATTGACAGAAAAAATAGAAGGATACCTACAGGCTTATACCAGCCAGGTAGTGAGATAGAAAACGGCTTAAATGTAATTGTGAGATCTCCAACCCATATAGGGCGATAATAAATATAATTGTAAATAATATTGTTTTCATAATCATATAAGTTTTAAAGCTTCCTGTAATCCTGCTTCAAGTGCTTCTTCGTAGATATTATAACGGACAATAGGTCTGTCAGACAATCCTATCAAGTCATGCCTCGGAATTGTCAGTATATCATACGTCCAATAGTTTTCATACATATAGGATATTTCGATATGCAGGTTCTTGGTTTCACGTAGCCACTTTTGTGCAACGGATTGAGTAGGATGGGAACATACTTTTATTGGTAACTCGCTATTTGTTCTATTAGTACCATATTGTCTACCATCTTCAATATTCATAGCAATCATACATGGTTCATTAAACCCTTTCTCTTTCAGCAACTTCGCAGTTTCTAATGTTACAAGTTCTTCGGTCATAGTTGTTCCTCCTTTGTTTTAAAGTGTTCAATCAGTTCGTCTACGGTAGCCTTGTGAACGGTATCTATATTAACATCAATATCATTGTAAACCCAATAGGTAGAGAACTTGATTGCAGGACACATAATCCATTTATTCCCATCCGTAAACCATTGATACTTGTCTGTATCATCCCTTAATGCAGCTATAGCTAGGAATAGTTCTTCATTCGTTCCGCAATCAATAAGACCATCTATTTCTTTAAGACCATTTTTATCATAATCGTCCAATGAATAAACCGAATTAATTCCAAATACACAAGCAAATAGATTATGCCAACCTAAATATGGATTACAATAATAGCCAAGTTCTTTTAATCTATTTCTAATATTAGCAGTATTTTTGCGTATAAAGCACGGTGTTGTAAATCCCATAGTTATTCCTCCTTATCTATCTTAATATCTGTTACTTTACCACGACAGACAAAGAAGAAACAACCCATCACATCGCACAGATATGTTTCATGCCTCATCTCACACTCATTGCATTCCTTACGCAATGAACATTTACTGCAATCAAAATTAATACAGGACGCATCAATCAGTTCAACCATTTCATGGAACACCCCGTCTATTATTATTCCGTTATTTATTTCCATACCGTTCATTCATTAGAAGTTACACCCAAACACAATACTTTGTTAGAAACGCCTATATCGTCAAATTCCAAAGTTAAATACTCTGTATCGTAAGGATACGGGTATCTGTAATTTTTCAATTCTTCATCCGTCAATTTGCGTCTGATACGCATCTCGATTTCAAAATCATCGGAAAGGTTTTCTATGATTTTTCTAAGTTGTCCTACGTTCTTTATTTCCATAATCAATCTCCTTTCTCTTTAATCCGTTCCAGTACATCTCTGTTGGCTTCGAGTATTCCTTCAAAAGAAGGAATGGGCATCCAATGGGTAATGCCTAATCTTTCTTTATTAACATTTGCTCCAGTTTCCCATTCACCCAAAGATGAAAGCTGGCAAATAAGGAAGCCATAAGCCCCTCTTGTTAGAACCACTGTGTTATTTTCCGGCAACCGTTCATTAACGCTAATCCACGGTGATTGCTTTGACTGCCATTCGGCACCACATTGAAAATCTTCCATACTATCAGCATGACGTGAAACGTAGGTATCCGCGTCAACTTCTTTCAGAACGTCTTTTCTGAAAGAAGTTTTATTAGTAGCATAATCGTATGCCGCTTCTTCTACTGTCTATTTCATATCTGTTCCGATTTGAATTTCTTGTTTATTTCTTTTTCAGCAGCTCTGGCCCCTTTCTTGAAACCCTCTACAAAGCTGTCAAAACAGGCTCTATGGATTTCTAAAGTGCATCTTTGCATAAGTGGGCAAATCGAGCATTTTTAGCTAAGCCCTGCGGACTTCTTGGCTATTTTCGTTACGTTTTTCATTGGATTTTTAAATTAATTATTACGATTTCTTTCCGCTGCGACTTCACTCATACACATCTTGCACCAGGAGGTGAGACATCGGTATTCCTTATCCCCACATCTGACAGTCCTGTTATAAAACCGGTGGAGCGGAAGGGAACGTCCGCAATGCGGACAAACCTTTCTTCCGGCTTCCGTACCGGCAACCGTCTTGGCTTTACGGTGTACAAGCGTACATCCCCTGCATTCATCCAGTCTGCCTTTGTATTTCCGGCATTTGTGCAGGGAGATGCGCCCGCATGGAGCGAATTTCTCGCAGTCGAATCTGGGTTCTGTGTGATAGATGTTCATGCAGTAAGTTTTTTAATCAGATTCATGTTCTTCTCCACCAGCCGGATAATGCAGTCATGATACTCCGATGTTCCGTTGCATACGGCTCTTGACTGTACTATCTGAAAAGATTTAAGATTCACTTCGATGGTTTCCACATGTTTTTCTCCGACTATGGCTGTCATGATCAGGCATTCACTGCGTCTGTAATACCTGTTGGCGTATACACAATGGTGCATGGCTTTGCCTTCCTTGTAGAACTGGGTTACGCTTTCAAGCGGACGGATGGTTATACCGTCGCCTTTGATTTCCATGCCGAAGAATCTTTCCATCCGGTTGTAGAATGATGCTATATCCTCCTTGAGCTGCTTTTCTTTTTGGATAGCCTTTATTCTGTCCCTTTCCCTTCTTTGCCTTGCCTCAATTTCATTTTTCTTTCTTAGTAATCTGTCGTGCTCGGCTTTTAAATTTTTGGGACATACGTATTTGGCGTTATGCAGATCCTTGTGGAAATAGGACAGCAGGCTTATATAGTCATTCCACATGCTTGCATCTCTGATTATATAACGGTTGCGGTTGCAGATGTTGAAGGACGGTTTATATCGGAGTTGGTAATAGCCCGTTTTGTACATGTGCTTTAACATATCCGTCTGTCCGGTCTTGATACATAATTCCGCATCATTGCCACCTTTCAGAAGGTCTCGTACAAGTTTTGAGGGGGGTACATCGGGGAACCGTTTCCCGATTCCCCGCTTTCTCAATTCCGGGATCAGTTTCTTTCTTGGATATATCCATCCCCATATCGCATATAGGTCTCCACGATAATTCCAGCTGTAACTGCCGTATTCACCCTTTATGCTCAGTGGTTCCGAATATATCCATCCGCTGCTTCCCATATTCATCGGTTTTGCCATGATGGTGCGTTTCCCCTCGACGGTGATCCATTCCTGAACCACTTCAAAGAAAGTATAGTGAATATAATCCTGTCTGCTGTTCAAATCAAAATTCCTTTTTCTGACGTACTTGCAGCATAGTATATGTCTTATGATCTGGAACTCTCCGGCGGTCTGTAAGATGGACATGTACTTTTCTTCCTTGACTTTTTGTTTCCGGCTGACCTTTACGTCCAGTTTGTGGTGGCAGTACGGGCATTCGGTCGTATCACCGAGCAGGGTGGTTCCCAGCTCGCTATTGCTTGTGTTTATCCATGTTCCGCCGCACTCGGAACACCATAGCTCATCCTTGCACCTATATGCTTCGTGGGTGAATATATGTTCTTTCGCCCATTCTTTTTGTACTTCGGTAACGGCGGACAGTTTGCCGCTTAGTCCGGTTACACGTTTCTCAAGTTTCGTTCTCGGTTTCATGATTAGAACAGGCTCATTTGTTGGACATTATCATCCGCTTTCTTTCGGACGTTTTTCTTCCTGAGTGTCTGGTATTGTTCTTCCGCCAGCCGTGCGATTGCTTTGTCACGTGCCGCTTTCTTATCTTCTTCGGTGAGTTCCACAGGTTTGGCGGAGGATGATACGGACGTTTTCTCTCCGGCAGGCAGCCGGTTTATTTTGATATCGTCCTCATCATAGTAGTGCACTGCCATCCCGTAGACCTCCTCGTCTGAAATCGCTACGGCGTTACCACGCTTCCTGGCTTCACCCATGATATAACTACAGCATTCATCAATACTTTTCTTCTCATTCGCATATTTGGGGGCGAACAGTGAATCTTCTTCCGCCCGTTTGTCCAAATAGGCTTTGATTGCCTGTTTGAAACTTTCATTACTTGCCATGGTTACTTAATTCTGAAGTGGTTGATAATATTTATTTGTGATTGATTCTGATGTTATACTCGCATAAGAATTTTCCTATATCGTCGCTTGCTATATTGGGAGGTAGTGCATTATCTCCGTATATAGCCCGTATTGCATCCTCATTTCCCCCGTATGCCTTCCAATAGGTGTAGGCAGTATGGTTGTTGGGAACGTTAGGAAAAAGTTCTGTGAAGGCGCTGAAATCGTTTTTAGCTTTTTTTTTGAGCTCCTGAATGTTTTTTACTCCCTCAATCATGGCGCACGCTGCATCTTCTATCCGAGTGAAACCTTTTTGGGATTGTTTCATGGCGGTTTCATTGGACAGTTTGACGTGCTCGTCTCTTCTATCCCTGCAAAAGTCCGATAGGGCTACCATAATGGACTGGTTGTTTATCCTGTTTCCCCAGACGAACTGTCCACGGCTTCCGTTTTTAAGCTGTGTGAAGAATATGCAAAGCTCGGCCAGATTGAGAAAATAATAGCTGGCCAATATGCTTAGCGCCGTTTCGGCAAGTTGTTGAGGTGCGATATCAATGCCTGCGTATCGGAGGATTGATTGCAGGTGCTCTGTGATAATCCTGACTGATGTGGCGTTGCCGAAGACAACATTGATGTCCGCAAGGGTGGGAATACCCTCAATCCTGATTGCTTGTGCTAATGTCAGGTTACAATTCAGCTGGGCTTGCGTGCCGGACCAGTTGTCAACCAATTGGGAGGCTGTTGATCCATTTCTCAAGGTCTGCTGGAGCGGTGTCAGTGTCTCCGGCTTTTTCCTGGATTGAGGTATCTGTCCTGGGGACATTATCACAGTGATCTGTTTTTGAAGTCTTGTTTCCATTTTGAAGTCTTTTTTCGATTATCCAAAGGTTAGCCCGGCTGTCCCATCGTTCAATTTTAGCCCCGTTGGTGTTTTTCCAGCTTAGCGCATCGAAGTGGTAGAAGAATATCTCCGCCTGCTGTTCCCAGTCCGGGAGCTTGTCACGGAAGTAATCTTTCACCTGTTCCAGGGTAGGGGCTATAAATTCGGTTTTTGGTTTTGAAGGCTTCTTTTTAGGTTTTTCCTGCTCGGGCTTAAATAACTCGCTAGAGTTATTATTATCTTTACTCTTAAGTCTTATATTAATGTTAGCCTTTTTACTTAAAGGTTTACTTAAGTCATTACTTAAGAGTTTACTTAAGGGTTTACTTAAATCATTTAAGTAATAAACGGGCGATTTCGCATTTTTCTTACCTGACTCAAACTGTAGTAAACCTTTTTGCTGTAATCTGTTCCTGACTTCAATTACGGTTGGTTCTGATATACCGGTTGCGAGGACGATTCGTCTGTTGGGACACTCAAACGGATTCTCCCAACCCCGACTATTGCACTCGTTCAAAAGGAAGAAGTACAAATAAACTTCGTTCGAGGAAAATGCTACACTCTGATGTGTCTTCCAAAATTGGTTTACGTAATCTATATAAGTCATTGTAGGTAAGAATTTACTTCGTTTATGAACTCCTGTAGTGAATGGCAGATAACATACTTGTTTTGGTATCTCTCTGCTTCTGTCTGCCACGTTCGTTGGTGCTCGCTCTGTGTACCCTTCGGTGTCTTCATCTCTATACAGAGGGAAGCCCATCCCTTTTTGGGTATGAGCAAAATCAAGTCTGCTACACCTCTCACTGCTCCTTCATACTTCATCCGTGCTCCTGTCTTGGCATCACGTTTGCCACCGTTGGGCACTGCAAAAAGCATACGAGCCAGTTTGGGATATTGTAACCGGAACCATACCAAACAATCATGTTGTATTTGGCTCTCTGATAATGGTGTTGTCTGTTTTCTCATATTCTTCCGTTGAATAGGTTCATTGCCATATCTACCACATTCTCCTTAACCACATCATCCGTCCCTGTCACTCCGTTGGCTATTCCTTTTTTGGTCTGAATGACATCATACATATATTTGTCGATAGTATCCTTTCCAAGATAGTAGTAACAGTTTACGTTGTTCTTCTGTCCGTTCCGATGCGCTCGGTCTTCTGCCTGCTCACAATCGGAGAAAGTCCATGGGAACTCGATAAACGCCACACGGCTGGAAGCTGTCAATGTAAGACCTGTACCTCCTGATTTGTAGTTAAGGATGATCAGCTTGCAAGAAGGGTCGTTTTGGAAGCGGTCTACCGCTGTCTGTTTTTGAGTAGCATTGTCTTCGCCTGTAACGGTGACAGCTTCAGGGAATATCTTCTTTAATTCCTGTACTACTTCTTTCAGGTAAGCAAAGACTATCAGTTTCTCACCTCCGTCAATCACGTCATGGATGAATTCGGAAAAGACTTTGATTTTTCCCCTGGCTGATATGGCTTTCAATATTCCCATTTTCACCATTACCTCGCCTCTTAATGCCTTGGCCACCTTTTCATCGTCCGCATTCTTGTAAGTTCGGAGATACTGTATCAGGTCGGCTTCCGCTTTGTCGTATTCTTTACGATTGGATATGTCCACCTCTATATATTGGCGTGACTTGTCCGGCAACTGAGTGAGTACCTTGGCCTTTTCGCGCCGGAAGAAGCAGGTCGATGATAACCTCCAGTTCAGTTCTTTCACATTGCTTGACTGTTTAGGTCCATCGCAGAACCTCTCTACGAAATACTTGTATCCTCCGAAATCTTCTAATCGTCCCATTATCTTGAGTTGTTGTATAAGGTCTGTATTGTTGTTCACTACTGGGGTTCCCGTCAGTTCCAAGATATATTCTTTACCTTTACATATTCCTTCTACGAACTTGGATTGCTGGGTCTTGGTGGATTTGCACTTGTGTGATTCGTCAATGACTACGGATTTGAATAACGATATTCGCGGGTCAAACTCAATGGATTTCATGGTAAACCGTGCTTCCTCCTTTACTTTAAGTACAAAAAACTTTTTCAGTGATTCATAATTTGTTATGAATATGTTGCAGCATTTAGTCTCAAAGAAACGGTGCCAGCTGGCTTTATTGCGATCATCCAGAATCATGGCATTTTTTCCGGCAAATTTCTTAAATTCACGTTGCCAGTTTATTTTCAATGCGGCCGGACAAATGACAAGGCACGGATACGCTTTTGCTATCGTAACCGTGCCTATTGCCTGTAATGTCTTTCCCAGTCCCGGTTGGTCCCCGAATATGCACCGCTTGTGCTGTAGCGCATAAGCGATGCCTTCTTTCTGATATTCGTACGGTTCCAACAGCAATCCGTGTGGAACCGTAAGTTTTGGAAGGTCGGGAATAGTATAGTCATTATACTCTCTTGTTGTCACTTTGTGCTGTACCCGGCTGCATATCTTTGTCTGTACCGCCCAATCTGCCATCATCCTCACGTATTCCTTATCTTGTAGAGATACCTTCCAAGCTTTTTCGTCAGCGATATAGGCTGCCCGGATATTCTGTTTTACACTTGGAATCCGTTTGACTAGCTCCACTAATCTTGGATGATATGGGAAGGCTAGTTTGAAGCAGTTGGGGGTAGTAGTTACGCAAAATGGGGACGGCGGTATCATGATGCAAGTTGTTTGACTTTACGTGGTTTACGTGATTTAATTTTCTTTCCGTTCATTATTATGTCAACCCCTGCATCATTCATAGCCTGCTGGAATTCCGCAACCTCTTGATTGAAGTCTGTACCGGCTTCTGGAATGGCGTCCGGTTGTACGTCTGCGTTCGCCGTGTCTTCCTCAAACGGAAGTTCCTGTTGTACAATTCGCCATTTTTTGTTGAACAGATACTCTTTGACTTCGAACTCACAGGATTGGATTTCCTGCTCCAACTCGAAGGCATTGATATACGATTCATTCTCATTATTGAACATGGTGAACGGAGCGCATAGGTTCAGAACTTTTCCTGTTTTGAGAAAACGTTTGGCTACCAGAGTAACCCCTTCATTATCTCCATCTCCGCCAATGGAATATCCTGTAACGTCAAGCACCTGTCCTATGATATCAGGCACTTCATCTACTGATTCTATACCGTCCACTTCTTTCTGTTCTGTAAGCAAAGCGGCGTGGGGATTCAGCTTGCTGAACGCATTGATAAGGTCTGATGTTACCAGTTTCTTGCCTTCTACGGTGGTTGTACCATTCTCATCCTTGTAGGTGGCCACCAAGGTACTGTCCTTGGTGATTTTAGCTTTTATGATCTTCATTATCTTCTATATTTATATTCGTTGACAAATTCGTTATAATAACGGTCTTCCGGAAGGGGAAGTGTTATTCCCAGTTCCGTGGCTGCATCTGCTTTGACCTTATTCAAAAAGTCCGTCATTTGCAGTGTGTTCAGTTTCGATGTACTTCCGGCTATGACCGTTTCTTTTCCTTTGATAATGGTTGTCCTTCGTAGATATAGGTTGCAGTAATAATCGTGTACGTCCTGTTTGTCCGTTCCTGTTTCCTGTTCGATACAGGTAAACCAAAGCCACATCAGGGCGTTTTGACTTAATGTGCGCGGCTCTGTGTAACGTTCGATAATTAACCTGTAACGACCGTTACGGAGCTGCGAGCACATGAAATCAAAGGACTTGTTCAGTGTTACCACACCTTTTTCTTTTATAAGGATAGCTTCTTGTGCCATTATTCCAGTCCGAAAATCTTCTTGTCCGTGATAGATTCTCTATTAGCTTCCAAAAACTCTATGAAATGTTCTACGTGTGCCGTGAGCAGTTTCACTGTCTGTTCGTGATTGTAAGTATAATATTCCGGATATTGCGTACCACTGATAAGCGGTGTGCGGCTGGTACCGCCTTTCAGCGCATAAGCCGTAAACTCAAATGCCTTTATGTTTTCCATCTGACCGGAAGCAATTAGGCAATAAGGGTAGACATGGCGCTGCCACCCGTGGGCGTATTTGCCGAACTCGTATTTAGATGTGGATTTTATGTCATAAACAACATCCTTTCGGAGTTCGTCGATAAATCCGTATAACTCCACATTTCCGTACTGGGTAGGAAGAATGGCGGATACATAGACCTGACTTAATGAGCCTTTGAAATACTCTGCCTGTTCTATACACCATTGTCTGTCGAAAAGGAAATGCCGTGCAGGTGCGATATCCGTTGCGGGGAAAGCTACTTGTATGGTATTGGTTTCCTTATCGCCAATGATGGAGTAGGGGGAACGCTCTGTCGGCACGTGATTCTCGCAATGGACATAGCAGTCAATGATAGCATTGAAGGCTGTTCCCTTGTCGGCTGCTTCACTCTCAAACGGTACACGGTTGATAGCATCCAGAAGGTCTTGCTTCAGGCTCTCTTCGATTTCTTCCGGAGAGCGTTTATACTCTCCGGTTTCATTATCAATGTTCCAGAAGTTTTCCACTTCTTCATCAGCTCTCAGATACTTGTCGAATTTGTCAAGTAATGAGGGATAGATTCTATAACTAGGCTGCTTCATATATTTTTTTGACTTTGTCGAATTTCAACCCTAATTCCTTGCATCTTTTATTCAGTAGCATACCTGCTTGTAATTTGCTGTCAAAGATATGCTGCAGGCTCTCCAGTGATTGTTTCACTTCGTTGGCCGTGTCCGCATCCGCTACCATGGCTATCTGTTCCTTGATAACTTCCATAAGACCTTCATATTCGGAGGACAGTTCTGCCTGTTTTTCCTGATAGGTCTGATAAGTGTTTACAATCTTTGTCATAAAGTCGTTCGGTCCGGTGATTGTACCTTCTGCATTAATGATAACTGGTATCTTTATGCGTGCCGGAAGATTGCAGGTATTTTTACCGTAGAATTTCTCGCACGGATCAAAAGAGATGGTTCTGTCCTTACCTATGGCTTCCATATAGCCTACAAGATCAAGCTCTTTAATCAGGTCACCGGCAGAAGAACCTCCGATTTCCGGGCGTATCTGTTTGTCCTCTCCGTTCTTTTCCTCGCGTTCATGGGCTACGAATATTACTGATTTACCCATTAGTGTGACTTGGTTTACGAAGTTGATGAACATATTCTTTCGTACTCCATATCCTTGCAGGGACAGTGTGCCATCCGCTTTCTTCATTTTGGGATTGTTTTTCATTATATATTTATCCATGAAGGATAACATTTTTCCTGCCGTATCAATAACGATGGTCTTGTATTCGGCAATTTCTCCGCTCGTAAGAACTTCATCCACCTCTTCCCATTTGGAAATTTGTACGGTGTCTACACGGTGGGCTGCATTCACACGGTGAACGCCACCGTCAAAGTCCAGGAGTAGTGGCTGGGGAGAGCTTAACGCCAGTGTGGTCTTTCCCATACCAGGTTGTCCGTAGATTAATGCCGACAGGGCATTCTTAACTGTCAGTTCGTTAGGTTTTTTGATAAGTCCCATAATCAATAATTTTTAGTGGTTAATAAATGAGTTAAAAAAAAATAGTTCCCGGATAGTCGGCCAGGACACACCGGGATAAATAAGGATATAGAATATAACATATAAAGAGGGCTCTCACCTCACGCTGTCCTTTCCAGCGGCTTTGGGTTAAATTATTATCTAACAAATTGCTCTCTGCTTCACTGCCTTGAAGTCTCTAACATGGCTACGTTTAAAGGGTGTACGGCTCCCTCTCTTTGGGTGTGGGTAATACAGGATTCGAACCTGTATCTGTATTCCTCCTGAAAACAATCACAAACCGTCTGAACGTAAAGAAAAAAGTGAATACCGCTTTTCCATTAAGCTAATTACCCGTGTGGCTTATGCCACTTTCTTTTTTAATTTTCTAGGCTTCCTTGGCATTTTGACCTGTGCATAACGCAGGACATCACTGGCATTGCAGAACCATTTCCCGTTTTGTGCGCATGTAGGCTTGTCGGAACGTATTTTGTTTTCTTCGATCAGTCTGATAAGCCTTCCTATGCCTCCAACTATTTTGGCCGCTTCTCTTTTACCGAATGTATGAGTGTCCATGATGGCTAGGATGTCTGCTAGCCGTGCTTCTGCCGTTCCATCAAATAAGATGGATGTCCGTAGTTGGTTGTTAACTGTATAGTTCATAATCTGAATCTGTTTTTGTTCGTCTTGTTCTTGATACTTGGGTGGTTCTTGTCTTTGCTCTGCTGCATTGTCTCATGTCGGGATGAAAATCCAATGCGGCAATGACAAGGAACAGGATGGAGAAGAATAGCTCAAGCCCGTGTTTACGTATCTCTTTTATATCGAAGTTGATCTTCATGCGCTCACAGAACATGTATAATACAAGCTCGGTATCTTTGGAAATACCCAGCTTTTTGTATATATCCCGCTTCTGTGCTTTGATGGTCCATTCCGAGCGTTGCAGACTGTCGGCTACTTCCTTGTCGGCCAAACCCTTGCAATATTGTTCGGCGACAAGATGCTCGCGCTCTGATAGCGTAATCATGACACACGCTGGATTTTGAACTCTCCGCGCTTGCGGTCAACCTCTCCTGTTCGTTTCCAATCGGCATTTTCTACACACATCTCCAATCTTAGTCTGGAAATGGTTGTGTTGACGGAAGATATCGCACGCACAGGGAACACAACGATATCACCTACCTTCATCGCTCTCAATGTGGCCGCCCAATTTTCTGTTACTTTTACCATATTACTTCAATTTAGCGAGTTTAACAATGTTGTCTAGAGCATTAATGCTGTTTTCGTGTCGTGCCTGTAGGCGGGTGAACGAATCGAACCACATGTCGCTCTGTTCCTTGACTTCTTTAAGGTCTTGTTCCAGTTCTTGCACACGTCTTACAAGGTCTTCGTGTGTCATGCTTTTAAGGGGGGAGAAACGATGCGTGTCAAAGTTCGGTCGGTCTGAAAATATCTGATTGCTTTGGTTTTCAAAGCGTTAGAACGGGGTAGGAGTGAGCTGGG